GCGTGAACAGCAGCCAGCCGCCAGGAACCTTTCGAGCGCGCCCAGTAGATGCTGTCGTGAATGTGCTCTTTCCAAACTTTTGAGCACTGCGAAACGGTATCCGTGACGCCGGCACACCGGAACTTGCTCGCGACCGCTTCAGTGCGTCCAGTTTTCGCACAAAAATAGGCATCGCTTTCGCTGTCCGCGGGCGCACTTCCTGCCCCCGGCCGCCTTCGACAATGTGTGCGTATTTGATCGGGTTGATACGGGTCGCGTTCGGCGACATCCACGACGCATTGTTGCCGAGGAATCCCTTCCGAGGCCCGAGCAGCACAACCCAGGCTTTCTGGTATCCCTTGTATTTCACGCTCACGGACTTTTCGAGTTGTCCAGTCCGTTTGTGTGCTTTCAGCCGCGACTTCGCATCAGGCACGGTACGCCGCGCACCTTTGGTAGCCCCGGTCTTCATCGCCTTGTTGACGATTCCGTATTTCAGCGTCGCAATCGCGTCCTGAACAGCACGGATGCTCATCAAGTCTGGTTGCACTCGGATTGCCTGAACCATTACGCCACCCCCTCAAGAGCGAGGAAGGCGGTGCGGTTCTCGTAACCATCCGTGGCCAACGGCGTATTCAGTTCAAACGCACGCTCACGATGGACCATGCGAAACGACGGGTTGACCGTCACGCCGCCGGGAATCTCGATTCGATGAGTCGCGTTCGACGCGCCAAGTCTGGCGGCCATGTACTCTTCACCACGCAGCGGCTCGATCGAGGCATAAATCACGTCAACCGGAACCCATGTTTTCTTCTGACCCTTACTCACGTCCCGGTAATCAGCCGGGGCTTCAAGGCGCATTTTGTGACGAACGGTGTTTCCGTAGCGTCGCGATGGGCCGCCGGTCGGCTGAGTCGTCCGTGCGTAAATCGCCGAGGCCGCACCGTTCTTGGCAACCACCTTCTTGTCGGCAGTTACCCCGTCGCCAAATTCGCATCCAACCACAGCGACCGCGGAACCCGATCCATTGGATTCAACCGCGGCTACAGAGTCGCCTTCAAACGTGCAGTGCATGAATCCGACGATTGCCCGGCTGGACGCCTTGACCTGGACTGCCAGTGGATCAACAGCATCAACGGAAAACGTGACATCGCGGAACCGCACAGTGGCGTCCGTAATCGAAATCACATCGTCCTGTTGAATGACGCCGTTCATGCCTCTTATCACCACATCCTTTGTGATCGTCGCCGGAGCATCAACCGTGGTGTCAGCCAGCCAGACGGTTCCGCCACTTTCGACCGCAGTAATCGCCGCAGCAAGCGTCGAAAACCCTGTCGTTCCGATCGTGACGCCCTTCCGCGACTCCGCAGACGAGTTCCACACGGCTGAGGCGCCATTCGAGAGCCCGACAAATGCCGCGTCCACATAAACGTCAGTCACGGATAGCCCCTCCGCGACTCGCAGCCGATTAACTGGCTGATGACCATCGGCACTTGAATCTCACCTGTGCGGTTCCAGCCGTCCGGATTCTCGTAATTGAGCCGGACCAACATAAGAACCGCGTTTCGCAATGCGGCCGGTATTGCAGACGCCGAGGCGAAACCGCACTCGTATGTCGCCTTCACCGCCGGCACCGACAGGGGCCGCGTCTCCGGCCAGTTTTCCGTGTAAGCCGGAGCGAGCTTCGGGTAGATCCCCGTCGTCCACTCCTGTTTCGTTGACAGCGTCGTCCAGTTGCCGTCGGTATCCAGGTAAGTCAGTGTCACGCTGTTTCGAACCGGCCCATACGGAAGCGTCAAATACGCATTGCCGCAAGGAAACCGTTCAAACTCCACCCGGATTGTTTGCGGACACAGAATCAGCCGGCCCGCAGTTTCGACATAGTTCGTCGCCGCGTCGATCAGCAGGCCCAACAACGTGTCTTGGGACTCATCAGGAACGCGGCATTGTTCGCGAGCCAGTTCAACCGTGACGGGGCGATCGTTCGGTGCGACCGGAGCCACTGTCACGACTTTCGCGAAATCCACCGCAACCCCCAATTAGTTGTTGCTGAACATCGTGGCGATTGTGCCGCTCTGAATCGTGTAGCCAGTAATCAGCCACTTGTTTGTTGCGATGTCCTCAATCTCAAACCAGTCACCCGAAGCAGCGCCGCCAGTGGTCGTGCCGTTGAAGGTGATAAGGTTCGAGTTCGAAGCCGTCACATACGGAGTGAATGTCGTGGCCTTGTACGTCTGAATCCACCCGGTAAAGACATCGGAAGCCGAACCGAGCTTGGCATTCAGCGTCAGACTGCCGCCGCTCACTGCCGCGGTACAGACGATCCGATAGCGATTCCCTGTCCCTGTTGCCGCAGGAGGAGTAATCGCCAAACCGCCGGTAGGAGCAACCAGAAGAGTGCGGCCGGCGTGCAATGCCGCAGTCAGTGTCAGAGTGGTGGTTGCAGCGGCAACAGTCACAGGAGAACGAGTCGCGGAAGTCGCTCCGCTTTCGATGGTGAATGTCGCGCCGGACTTGACAGTCAAAGAGCCGCCGCTTCCGATGACGAGATTATCGCCATCGTTGCTGAAGACTTTGCAAACATTGACTTCGGCCATTTGTTAGTTCCCCGCGCTGACGGCCGAGAGAACAACGTCCGAAGTCTGAGTGACCGGGACATCGCTCGCACCGACCTGGATTGCAATGATGGCCTCAATCACGCAGTTTGCCGTGCCGCGATTGAACGTCGCGAAGCAGTACCGCTTAGTCGGACGGACGCGGCCAACGATCAGCAACTTGTTGTCGCCGTTGTTGGAAGACCCCGTCAGTGTTGACGTTGTGGAACCGGAGATCGCTGTCCCGCCAGATGTCGAGTTGGCAGTGTTCTCGTAGAAATCGAGCGAGATTGTTCCGGTATCCGTCAGGGTTCCCGTTTTGGCAATGAAGTAGATCGCCTCGAACCCCTTCATGTCGTAGACGGCAGTGTTTTGATCGCTTGTGCCGGCGGCCACAGTGCTTTTTGCAACGGTGATCTTGGCATCTTTCAGCAGGTCGAAGACTGGAGCATTCATCGTGGTACTCTCACCAGTGATTCAGGGAATCCCCGCCGCACCATGCGGCAGGGCGGGGATTACAGCACTCGCAGTTCGGCGAACGGATTGGCACCGTAATCGCGGAGTTTGCCGTCAAAGTTGATGAGGGCAGTGAAGATCGTGCCGTCGGTTCGGCGATTGGTCGTTTCGTCGCGGATGAGACGCGGCATTCCGCCGCCAGCGCGGCGAACCACATATCGCGGGAACATGCCCCAAATGATGGCCTTGTCGCCGGACACCCATGCTCCTGCCGTTGTGGAGGTCATGGAGTTGTTCCAGTAAATCGGATCGCCGAGCAGCGTCTTCGTTCGGGAGCCTTCTTTGCCGAGGTCAAGAATTGGTAGACCTTGACCGTCTTTGATCTTTTTCAGGTACGGCAGCATCGTCGGATGCGCCATGAATCCGCAACCTGGGGCGTTCCAGTAGACCGGGTCCAGCTTGTGCTGAAGATCGACAAGGTCGTTGTAAACGACAGTCGGCGATGTCGCGGACGTGACGTAGCTGCCGCCGTCGGTGCAGGCCGTCAGAAGCCCATACGGTGTGTTCGCGCCGGTTCCGGTTGTCAGCGTGGATCCCTGAATGCGACCAAGCCGCTCGCCAAGCATGACAGCGATGTAGCTTGGCAGGGCGAATCGCGACCGCTCAAGTTGGCGATTCGTCACGGGAATGTCGTCTGAAGTGAAATCCCACGCTTTGAAGGTGAGATTCGCGAAACTTGGCGTCAGCGTCGTGCCGATCGTTTGGCCTTCGCCAATCTGGCGACCGGTATGGGTCGTGTCATCGCCATAGGTTTCGACCACGTCCTCATAGTGGTCGGTAATCATGATTGTCACGGGGGCGCGGAGAATGCCGCCGTAAGCAACCATGTTCATTTCGAGAGTATTCAGAAACTCCACGGGGCGATTCGTATAGCCGGCACGCTCAGGAACACGAGAGTCAAGCCCGTCAGTTTCAGCGGCATGAAAGCCGTCGTCAAACTCAACACGGGCATCAGAAGCGCCGCTGCTGTTGAGGCCGCGGTAGAAGTCACGGAGATTGCGAGCCTGCGCCCGCAGCACATCACGATTCGTGACTTCAAAGCGGCCAGAAGCGATGTTGATGCCAAGGCGTCGACCGGCGGCAACCTCAATCGCAGTCGGCTGCTCAGGAGATCCGTGCCCCAGGCGATGCCACGCCGATAGTGCGATCGCCATGTCGTTATTGGCTTCGTTGCCGCGAAAGTCTGAATCCTGATTCGGGCGTCGGAAGGCGGTTTCCTTGATCTTCTCTTCCCACGAGGCGACGTCTTTCACTCGATTCATTCGCGCCGCACGCTCCGAATCGGTTTCCATCTTGGCACGGATGCCGTCGATCTTCTCGCGACCTGCGGCGATCTCGCGGTCGAGTTCATCGAACCGGCTGCGATCATCGGCCGTGGCTTCGTAACTGGGATCGGCGAGCTTTTCGCCAATGGCCTTGAAATCGGCGATCTTGCCGCTGATTTCCGCTTGAAGTGCTTCGAGTTCGTTCATTTCGTGTCCCCGGCTGGCGGGCCGCGGACACTGAAAACAGATTCGGCGGCGTGCCAGCAGAACCTGAGTCCTGGCTGTTGCACTGCCGCCGAAGCGCGCGAGTTGCGATAAGTTGTTAGACCAGTTTGTACAAAGTAAAACCGTTTGTCAATGTCGAGTTCGGAATTTTCTTGAAAATTGGATCAAATCGCTGAGAATGACAGGCGAATCAGCGGAGTTGCACCAATGGACGAGCTTGACTTCAGCGGCACATCATCACGATCACAGTCGTTTCGCCATGTCGATGCGCGTGGCGTATCGCCGTGGTTCGGCTACACCATCGGCACGCTGGTCGGAATTGCCTCAATACTTTTCATCTTCCAAGTGCTGCGGTTCGAATACATCTTGAACCGCGCAATTAACGCTGCCGGAGAGTCTGTCGAGAAACACGATTTCAAGAAACGCTAGCCATAGCCGCCCGGGCCCGCATCCGATCCCGCACCTTGGAATTCTCCCGGGCCATTGCGACAACCTGATCGAGTGTCGCAACCCGGTCAATCATGCCGAGCATCTTCGCTTCATCGGCCATCAGCACGCGGCCTTGACCGTAGTTCGCGTTCACGTTTTCCGACGACGTGCCGCGGCCGGATGCGACATCGCCCACAAATCGACCGTGGATCTTCTGAGCCTCACCGAGCATGTAGGCCATCGTTTCGTCAGTCACCGGCGAGGTCGAATAGCCTTCGGTTTTGTGCTTTGCCGTGGCAATTGTCGTGATCTTCAAGCCTTCTTTCTCGATCGCGCCAGTTTCATCAACGTGCCGCCGCACAACGCCAATGCTTCCGACCATCGCCGATGGAGACGCGGAGAATGTCGTTGCCTGCGAACCGAGCCAGTACGCCGCAGAGGCCGCCATGTGATTCGCGACCGCGTGAACCGGTTTCCGCATTGCGGCTTCGCGGATCGCAGCCGCAGCCTCAGGGACGCCGGCGACCGCGCCGCCTGGGGAGTCAATGTCGAGAACGATCGAGGAAACATCCTTGTCATTGGCCGCCGCCGTCACGCTCCGGCCGATCCGCTCTGCAGTCGTGCCGCCGGACATCGGATTCGCACCGCCACGAGGGTAGACCGTGCCGTGAATCGGCAAGACCGCAACATCGCCGGCCTTGGTGAACGGTGGGCGGTCCTGCGCGGCCTGCATCGCCGCAGCAAACTCTTCCCCGTTGTGCCGGCTTCGCAGATAGGCTTCAATTTCCATCAGTCGCTCTGGCAGGATGCACCAGAACGAGCCGTAGAACGTGCTCAGAATGTGGTCGTACATAGTCAATCTCCACAAAGAATTACTGGCTGTTTTTCTTGAATAAACACGAGTTCGCCGTCGTAGTTGACAGCATTCACCGGCTTGCAACGGTGGATTGTTCCAAAAGAATCCCCATATTTAGCCAACTTCATAAACGACAGCCATTGCCCTTCAGGGGTCCTAAAGCAGAACTGGGCACCGCCAACGAGGTCTGAAAAAAATAGCTGGCTCATGCTGCCTCCAGCATTGCTTTCGCCGCGATGTCAGGAAGAAGAATCATCAACTTCCCGATTTGCGCGTTGAACTTCTCATGCAGCTTGCCCTTGCTCGACTCACCAGCCACTTCAAGCAGCCTTTCCTTGCACGCGGCAAGTCCTTTCTTCACCAGCAGTTCGTCGACCGACAAGCCAATGATTGAACCAGCAGCACGGCAGCGGTCAATCGATGCCGTAATAATTTCCGGGTCCGTATCGAGCGAGTCACAGAACGCCATGAACGCCTTGTCGTTCGACGCCGCCCGCTCACCGGCTCGCACGATCCGCCGCGTCGTGTCGTCCCACGCCTGCGACATGGCGCGTTCGGCGTACTGTTCGGTAACCTGTTCGGTAACTGTTCGGTAACCTGCCGAACGGCTAAATTCATGATTTTCAGATGTTTCAGCACCGTACGGCAACTGTTCGGTAACCGTTCGGTAACCATTTTTGGCAACCGCCGACGGCCGCCCAGGATCTTTCGATTTGGGGTCCGGAGTGTTGTTTTGACCGTCCTGCCCGATGTTCTTCGGCATCTGCAACTTGTCGGCCTCAGGATCGTCCAAGGGCGGCTTCCCGAGCCAGTTTCGGATGCCATTCGGGGTATCAACCGGAGTGCCAGCCCCAAGCGCCCGGATCATCTGCGCCCGGTCCTGCGCCGACATGAACGCCATCGCGTTGCGGTCGAACTCCGCGGTGTAGGTTTCTTCGCGACGCTCTTCGTCGGTCAGAATCTTCGAGCGAATCTGATCCTCATACTTCGTCCAATAGTGTTCGATGCAGAAGCGGAACAGTGCTTCGATCAACTTTTCGAGGGCTTCATAGGCGAGCCCGGCGGTGTCGCCGAGCAGAACGCTAGGAACGCCAGACCAATTCGCGATTTCCCGCAGCGGGATCTTTGCCAATGCGTCTTCGGCTTGAAAGTCCGGAGCATATGGCAGAACGGTCGGCTTGAGATCATTATCCAGCACCGCGGGCTTGCCGACGCCTTCATATCCGGAGTGGATCCGCATGAAGTCGTCCTGAATACGTTTTGAAACCTCTGCCGTCAGTTTCTGAGGAGTCGACAGCGCCAACGCAGGCCGACCGCTATTTTTCGACCGTGCCGCCCGCATCTTCGAGCTTTCAGCGCCGTCGGCAATGGAGTTTTTCGCCAGCCACCACGTTGCAAACGCGACCAGACCGTTTCGTTTCAGGCCAGAGACTTCGATGATGTCTCGCGATTCAAACTTGCGGAACTTATCCACGGGGTCAGCGTCGCGGCCAGGCATCACGTCTCGAAAATACCACAACTTGCCATCAATCCGCTCTTTCCGAATCTCCCACGTCTCAAAGGGATAGATTCGCAGGCCGCCAGGAGCATCGCGCCAGATCGCGGCATAGCCGGCCCCGTACATCACTGAGTTCGTCGCCAGCGAGTAGCGGACTTCGTAGGCGGTGTCTTCCGGGTTTGACTGATGGGTTGTCGCAAAGTACCCGGCGTGCTCTTTCGCTGGCGTTTTCTTAACCCCGTTCGGCGAAGTGTCGACCTGCTTGATATGAAACGGCGTCTGCGCGACGATGGAACCGATGATGTTCACCGCACGCCACCACGCGGAGTTTTCCAACGCCTCTTCCGGCGTCATTCCAGCGGCAGGGGAGTCGTCCAGAGCATTCGGCGCGACCAGGCGACGATCGCCGTCGACTCGATCGCTGAGCATGAGCGGATTCGGGCCAGCCGTGTAAGCCGACGACGAGGAGAAGAACGGACGAAGGCGAAAGGATTCGATCATGCGCTCTCCATCCGTGACGCCAGCATGAGCCCGCCGCCGCCCGCCGCAGCAACGACGCCCCATCCAAAAGCATATCCGAGGCCGGCGGCGACCAGCAACAGGCCGCCGACGAAGACGCCGTCGCGCCATGTAAGACAGTATTCGCGCTGACCGACGAGAAGTTTCATGATTTCCTTATCCCCAAACCCGAGGAACGTCGCGAACCGCTGCAATCACGCCTTGCAGGGCCATCACCGCGGCAACGATGCCGTCAATCGCTTTGCCGCTGTTCGGATCAGGTTTTACCGGCCGGATATTCTGGTTCGCGTCGGTTTTCACTTCGACATGCCCGATCTGCCAGTCCATGACGGCATTGCCCGGGTGACGGACAACTTTCTTGCGAATTCTCCGTTCGAACTCCGTCGCGTCGCCAGTGAAGTATGTGATCGTTTGGGGGTAAGCGGTTCGCGGACAGCCCCAGCCTTCAACGATCGTTTTGCCGGAACCGTCGGTTTCCCCCTCGACAAGCCGCTGGGTCGTCTCGTTCGCGTAGTGCTCGTCATAGAAGATGTTCAGCAGGTTGCATGAGCTTTGGGAGACGAAATCCCGCAGATCCTTCTTGATCCGGTCGTAATCTGTCGTGGCCCCAGGAGTCACGTTCAACTGCTTGTCCCGCGACCAGGTCATGAACGGATACATGATGTCCCGGGCCCGGGCGGTTTCCTCCGGAAGCCAGAACATCGGCCAGAAGAACACCCCGTCGTCGCCGGCTTCCGGCCACGGAAACGCGAACACCGCCGAGGCCATGTCGAGACGGCGAGCCATGTCCAAGCCGAGGTAGCATTCGCGGCCGGCGAGATCTTGGATGCGAATTTCAGGGTCCGCGCACTCTTCCCACTTTTGAATGTCAAGCCAGCGATTCGTCGATCCGACCCACAGATTGCAACGATACTGCATGAAGCGAGCCATTTCACGGGGCTTGCCGCGGCTGTTCATCAGATCGGCCTTGAACTCCGAAGGCTTAACAATGGAGCCCCAGGATGGGTTAGCCATCGGGCCGTATTTGTCTGGATCTCGAATAATGTCAGCTTCGGACGTCTTTGCTGGAACTGAGTAGTCGACGTGCAGGAATCGAAGATCATCACGATCGCCACTCGCAACCTGCCGCCCATAATCAAACCATTCTTTACCGATGCTCGACATATCATCGCCAGCAGTAGATGCGGCCAATATTAACGGCTGCTTTCTAGAAATCCCTGCGCGACTCACTCGTTCTTCGAGACCACGATCTACAACATGCATTTCATCGAAAAGAACACTGCCATTAAGACCTTCTTTTGATTTTTGACCCCTACTATCATTGCCTGCCAACACCATCATTTTTGATTTTGATTTTGGATGTCGTATTTCAAGAGTATTTCGCATTAATTGACATTGCGAGTCCAATTCCGGAGACATCCTGACCATTTCGAAAGCGTGCGTTTGAGCGATACGGGCTTGATCGCCAGTCTTGGCGGCAACGTAGGTTTTTTGGCCCATTTCGCCGTCATTCATGGTCAAATCCAGTCCAATTACGGCCAACATCGGGGATTTCGCGTTCTTTTTTGCGGCCCAAAACGCAGCCCGACGGAATCTCCGGATCCAAGAATCCCACTCGGAAGACCACATTCGCCATCCGAATAGCCTCGTAATGAACAGGCGATGCGCCGGGATCAGCACGATCAACTGGCCAGCCTTTTCGCCCTCATAAAGACAGCAGTTATTCTCGATCCAGTCGATGTGATGGGCCGCCGCTTCTAGGTCCATCACCATCCCGGCCCTTGCTGCCCTTTCATCGGATGCGTCAAGGATCCAATTCTTGGTGTCGGCGTCAATCCGCGTGACGATCGACACGTTTTGCTCCAAGATTTTCAGGCTTCAAATCGTCGAGGGCGGTCTTTTTCTGTTCAGCCTTCGGCTTTGTGCCGCCGCCGATTCCGCTTTCCTTGCGATCTTTCGGAGTGAACCCGAAACGTTTGGAAATATCAAGGAACTTGTCAGTGGCGATGCCGGCTGTGACGTCAGATCCCTTGGCGTCAGAGCTCAGGCCTTTCTCAGAACGGTCCAGCCACCGGCACGCCAGTCTCAGGGCCGCATAGTCCACTGATTTCAGATCCTTGGGCAGTGCCTTCACTGCGAAGTCCCAAAACTTCGAACCGTGCTCCCCCAGGTCGTCCGGCTTCTGAACCCGCAGTCTCGGCACGCTGATCCTCCCATCGTTTCTTCGCGTTGTCGCTGGCGCAAAGCCCCTGCAAATTGTTCCAATCGTAGGCCAGTGTCAGATCGCCGCGGTGCGGCTTGATGTGGTCGACATGTTCGGCAGGGACCAAAAAGCCACGCTTCT